AGGAGCATACGCCGGAGCATCTAATCCAAAACCAAGAGAAGGTGATTTATTATTCCTTCCAATGACAAATACATTCTTTGAGATTATGTATGTGGAAGATGATAAACCATTCTATCAACTATCTGATTTACCAGTTTATAAATTAACAACCGAAATATTTGAGTACTCATCAGAAGATTTCGATACAGAAATTGCAGCTATTGATGATATTGCTGATGAGAACTATCAATTGGCAATGGATATAACTCTTGCCACAGCTTCAAACTATTTATTTGATGGTGAGAGAGTTCAACAAGTATTAGATACAAGTACCGATCCAGATATTATAGTTTCTGGTGAGATTGTACAAAGAGTTAAATCATCCACAACAACAATGAGATTATTCTTAGACCAAATACAAGTCACTGGTACAACTGATTATAAAGAGTTTACTCAAGGTGGTGCAATCACAGGTATTAGTTCACAGGCCGGTGCTACAATCACAACTCTTTTAGATACAGCTACAGATACAACTGGAACCAGTTGGGCTGATGACCCATTAGCTCAAAACGTAGATTTCGAAACTGTAGCAGATGGATTTTTAGACTTTTCTGAAGTAAATCCATTTGGCGACCCATCGGAGACATACTAATGTTTGGTGACCCATTCTATCATGCAACAGTAAGAAAATCAGTAGCGGTTTTTGGCACACTATTTAATAATTTAAAAGTTGTGAGAAGAAACGCAGCTGGTAATATTATTAATACTTTAAAAGTACCATTGGCTTATGGACCTAAACAAAAATTTATAGCTGCTTTAGATAGAGATACAGGTAAGGATGCATCCCTTGCTATTAAATTACCAAGAATGGCTTTTGAAATTACATCATTAGCTTTAGACCCAAATCAAAGATTAGTAAAAAGAGCAGCTCTTGAAGAAGCAAATGCATCTGATAATACTAAGAAAAAATTAATTAAACATTATACCACATACGATATTGGTATGTCGTTATATATTTTAGCTAAAAACCAAGATGATGGTTTACAGTTAGTAGAACAAATATTGCCATACTTTCAACCAGAATATTCAGTCACAATTAAACCAATTGATGGTTGGACAACATTAAAACAAGATGTTCCTTTAGTTCTAAGTGCAGTTTCAATAAATGATGAATATGAAGGTGACTATACAACAAGAAGAGTACTAACATATCAACTAGATTTTACAATGAAAATGAAGTTCTATGGACCAGCATCTAATACTGGAGTTATAAGAGAAATTAATATTGATTTTGAAGGTGATAGAAGTATGTCTCAATTATTAGAAGAGATGGATATAAGAGTCACTCAACCAGAAGCTGGACCAGGAGATAATTATACGGTCACAACCACTATTGATGGTGGTGGTAATAACGTACAAACAGGTACTTCAATATATACTCTTACTGTAGCAGCAAAAACAATTGGTACAGGAAATGCATACTATTATGGTACAACACAACAAGCAGGATTTACTTTACAAAGAGGTGGAACATATGTATTTAATTATCCATCAGCCCACCCATTAAAATTCTCTACTACTAGTGATGGTACACATGCAAGTGGAGACCAATATACAGCTGGAGTAAACGAGAACTCAAGTACACAAATACAAATAACAGTGGATAATGATACACCTAGCACACTATACTATTTCTGTTCAAATCACAGTGGTATGGGTGGTAGATTAGATATAGTGACATAATGAAAAAGGATAAAATGATGAAAGCATTGGATAAGAATCTTCCGAGTAAGATTCCTAATCGTGCTTTAGTAGATAAAGATATAAAAGACGATTATGAGTTCTCAAGGAACACATATAAAGATTTAATTAGGACAGGGACAAGTTCACTAGATGTTTTAGCTGAACTCGCACGTGAGAGCGAGCACCCGCGAGCCTTTGAAGTATTATCAAAAACAATAAAAGATTTAGGTGATACTACTGAAAAGTTAATGAATCTACAGAAACAAAAAGATGATTTAACTAATAAGAAAGAAGATGAAGTTAATCGAAAGGTGACGAATAATAATGTATTTGTTGGTAGTACTACAGACTTACAAAGAATGTTATTAGACAAGGATAATGTAATCGATGCAGAGAGTCAAGAATAACGAGTTTGGATACTTAGGTAATCCAAACGTAAAGAGAGATGGTGTTGAAACTTCTTTTACTAAGGAAGAAATACTTGAGTATAAAAAGTGTTTGGAAGACCCATCATACTTTGCACGTAAATATGTAAAGATTATATCTCTTGATGAAGGATTAGTTCCTTTTAATTTATATGAATATCAAGAGAATATGTTCAAGCATTTTAATGATAATAGATTTAGTATCGTTTTAGCTTGTAGACAAAGTGGTAAATCTATATCATCAGTAGTATATCTTTTATGGTATGCTTGTTTTCATCCAGAGAAAACTATTGCCATATTAGCAAACAAAGGTGCAATAGCAAGAGAGATGTTAGCCAGAATTACTTTGGCTTTAGAAAATTTGCCTTACTTCTTACAACCGGGTTGTAAGGCTTTAAATAAGGGAAGTATAGAGTTTAGTAATAACTCAAAAATAGTGGCAAATGCCACATCTGCAAGTTCCATTAGGGGTTTGTCAGTTAATCTTCTTTTCCTTGATGAGTTTGCATTTGTGGATAACGATGCACAATTCTATACTTCTACTTATCCGGTTGTGACGGCTGGTAAAGATACACAAATTATTATTTGTTCAACAGCCAATGGTATAGGAAACGTTTACCATAAACTTTGGGAAGGTGCAGTTCAAAATACAAATGAATTCAAACCTTTTAGAGTTGATTGGTGGGACGTGCCAGGAAGAGATGAGAAATGGAAAGAAACTACTGTAGCAAATACATCAAAGCTACAGTTTGAACAAGAATTTGGTAATACTTTCCATGGAAGAGGTAATACATTAATAAGTGCTGATGCTCTATTATCACAACAAAGTAGAGACCCAGAGTTAGTTAATGAAAAAACTTTAATATACAAAAATCCTGTAGAAGGACATGAGTATATTATGACTGTTGATGTATCAAAAGGAAGGAATCAAGATTATAGTACTTTTACAATAATCGATGTAAGCACTAAACCTTTTGAACAGGTAGCTATATTTAGAGATAATAACATATCTCCTATGATTCTACCTGACATCATTTATAAGTATGCAAAGTTATATAATAGCGCATACGTCGTGGTAGAGAGTAATGACCAAGGTGCTGTAGTTTGTAATGGATTATATTATGATTTAGAATATGAGAACGTGTTTGTTGAGTCTAGTATAAAGGCCAATGCAATTGGCGTAACTATGACTAGAAGAGTTAAGCGTATTGGATGTTCAGGTATAAAAGACCTAATAGAACAAAATAAGCTTATAATATATGATGCGCAAACAATAGTTGAAATGAGTACCTTTGTTTCAAGGGGAAGTTCATTTATGGCTATAGCACCAAACCACGATGACTTAATGATGAACTTAGTTTTATTTGCTTGGTTTACTACAACTGATATATTCCAAGCACTAACTAATATTGATATGAAAAATATGTTATACCAAGAGAGGTTAAAAGAAATACAAGATGATATGCTTCCTTTCGGCTTTACAACTGAAGAAAACGAAGCGAATAAATATATAAAAGACGAGGATGGAAATATCTGGTTCGAAGAGAAAGTATGGAAAGGTTCAACGAATTTTTAGCAGAGAATAAAGAAGAGCCACTTAAGCCAAGTGAGCTTGAAATTGTTGTGTTAGGACTCAGTGATGAGGAAGGAACCTTTGCGGATTTAATTCAGAAGGTTGCTAAAAAGAGAGGAATGAAACATACTCTCGTTGATATTACCGAAGCATATATTACTTCATCTGATGTTGATATAGGCGAAGTTAAGTTAAGAAATATTGATGGTGAAAATAAAGATATGACCATCAATATGCATAGGTCTATTATATTTGTAAGGGCAGGAGCTATTCAATCACTAACAGCTCAAGCCTTAGTATCATCTCTCCAAACAATAGGATTCTTTTTAGTAAATGATTTAGAAGCTATGTTATTATGCGATAATAAAATGGCATCATCATTAGCTTTAGAAAGAAATAATGTACCTATACCTAGAACATCAATTGTAAATAACGTACATAGTATAGAAACTGCACATGAAAAAATAGGTGGCAAGTTCCCTGTTATTATAAAAACATTAAGAGGTACTCAAGGTGTTGGAGTATCTAAAGTAAATGATATGAGTTCTTTAATATCAGTATGTCAATCACTATGGAAGTTTGAAGCTGATTTATTGATACAAGAGTTCTTCGATATCAAATCTGATATTCGTACGCTTGTGGTAAATGGCGAAATTATTGGTGCAGCCGAAAGAACTAAAAAAGACTCAAAGGAGTTTAGAAATAACGTACATCTAGGAGCTGATACAACACCTTATGTATTGACAGATTTAGAAAGAAAAATTATAATTGTTC